TTAAAAATTATTATGCAACTCTTCGAGTTTACTTGCAACCTCTGATTGCTTATTGGGGTATAAATGTGAGTAAGTTTGAAGAGTTGTTTCTATATTCTCATGGCCAAGCCTTTCAGATATGAGCAATGGAGAAAATCCAAGTTCAATAAGCAATGAAGCGTGACTATGCCTGAGGTCATGTATTCGGATTTTCTTTACATTGGCTTTTTTACAATATTTAACCATATGCTTATTTAATGTATACTTGTTACTTGGAAACAAACGCTGTGTGAGAGATAAATCATACAATTTATTTGCATATTCTTTAATTGCAGCTATCATAAAATCAGGTAAGGAAACTATTCTTTTACTTTTTTCGGTTTTAGGAGTAAGAATTAAATCCTCACCGTTTTGTCTTGCATAGTTTTTATTTATACTTACTGTTTTAAGAGAAAAGTCAAAATCTGATAAGGTTAACGCAAATAATTCGCCTGAACGCATTCCAGAGTAATATAACAGCATAAAAATAGTAAGGTCTGTAATGTCATCGACAACGCTAATAAATGAATTAAATTCTGCTTGCGTCCAAAATTGCATACTGTCGGCTTTTTTCTTTCCCATACTTCCACAATCCCTTGCAGGATTAGATTTTAAGCTATAATATTTTACTGCAAAGTTGAAAATCGCAGAAAGTTGGTTGTTAATTGTTTTTAAGTATGTTTGGCTGTAATTTTCAGGCGAAGAGATAAGTTCCGTTTGCCATTTACGCACTGTTGTAGCTGTAATGCTATTGATAGCCATATCTCCAAAGAATGGTAATAGCTTAGTATCTATCATAAATTCTTTACTTGCTTTGGTTGTAGGCTTAATGCGAGGAGCTATATCTTCTTTGTATAATTCCACAAGACTTCGGAAAGTCATAGAGCAATCAGCAGAGGTTTTATGTATAAATTCATTTTCCCAGTCTTTGGCTTCACGCTTGGTATTAAAGCCTTCTTTCTTTTTCTTTTTACGCTTACCTTGCCAATCACTATAATAAAAGCTACAGTACCATTTGCCAGTTGTTTCATTTTTATATTGTGGCATAATATTCCCCCTTAAAATTTCCGCTCTCACCAAAAAAAGGTGGGAGCGGTTTTTAACTTTTCTCTGGCGGTGTTAAAATACACAGCTTATCTTTATAATTACTTCCTGGTTTACCTGTTTTTACATCCTTACCATCTATATGTAGCATTAGGCTATCCTTTACAGTGTGCCACATAGGGTCAAGTATAAAATCAATCCCTTCTCTACGAGCATGTTTAGCCGCTGGAACGAAATCGCTATCACCAGCAATTAATATAATTTGATTTACAAGCCTTTTATACGCTAAGGAAGCTATATCTAAACCAATTTTCATATCTACACCCTTTTGTTGAATATCCATTGATAAATCTTTTTCAGTCAAATCATCAACCGTGATTTCTTTTCTTAACAATTTTTTTAATGCGTCATTATTAAGAACATACCCTGCTTTACTTTCTAATAATTCTCCCATTCGTAGTGCAACTTTTCTTTGGTGAGCTAATTCCTTAAAGAAACTTGTAGTCCATGAATACTGTTCTGATTTACCTAAATTTACGCTTTTGCATGTTAATGGATTATATATATTTTTTTGAGATGGAGGACAATCGTAATAAAATATACGATACAATCTTTTAATTTCACCGTCAAAGTCACTTTTTAGATGCCTACGGCAATAAGAAATTAATTCTTCTGCTCTTTCTTTAGGTGTTTTTTCGCCAAATAATATCTTTGCTTGTTTCCTGTAAAATCCACCATCGACCAATATTGCTGTTATTGTTTCCATTTATAATATTCTCCTTATTATGAAAAAAAACCTTGGTCTCGTAACTTCCCATATATTGGGAGAACTACTGCCAAGGTTTGTGTTAATTTTAATAGCTCAAAGGCTATATTTATAGTATATTCAAATCTTGAGCAAAAATCAATACTTTTTATTAAAATTAAAAAATTGTAATAAATAATATCTATCAAAGTGCTATTTTTCAAATTACTGCTCTCGCCGACTGGTACTCGGTGGGAGTGGTTTTTTTTATTTTTCATAGCAGTTCAGAAATATTTATCTCAAGTGGGGTAGGATTATCTTTATAAATCCAAACTGGGATTGTTTCGGAAAAGTTATATTTTTCAGTGTTAAAATCTTCGCCGAAATGATAAACTGTCACAGATTGATTTTTAGGGTCCACTATCCAATATTCTCTTACTCCATAAGATTGATAAAGATGAAGCTTAATAATATAATCGCTTACAGCGTTTGTTGAAACAATCTCTATTATCCAGTCCGGAGCACCGACACAACGCTTATTGGTTATTTTATTTCTATCGCATATAACTGAAATATCGGGAATTACAACCGTATTATCAGAAAGTTGTATATCATACGGAGCAGAAAAAACTTTACATTGACCTTTGTTTTTAGCTATATATGAATGAATCGCTACAAAAAGTTCACCAGATATTTCCTGGTGTTCGGTCGAGGGTGACGGTGCCATATCGTAAATAACACCGTCAATAAGCTCTGCACGGGTCCCTTCGGGCAGTGCATAGAAGTCTTCTATTGTGTACTTAATATCCTTTGCTTGCATACTGTTTACCTCACTTTCATATTTATTATGTCCGCTCTCGATAAAATTCAAGAGCGGTTTTTTATATTTATCTACATTTTTGAGCGATATTCTTCTATAAATTGTTCAAATTGTTGTCGCACTTGCCTTTCAAGTGGGTGAAGATAATACTTATTTCTTGCTTCAAGTACTTGCATACGCTCTGCACGATTTTTAGCCGCTTGCATAGATATATTGCATATCTTAGCTATCTCTTCGGCGGTTGTTGCGTGTAACTCGTGTAATACACACGCAGGAGCTAATAAATCTCTGGCAAATACATTCGCTGAACTCTCTAAATCATCTCTTACGGCAAATGTTCTGTAAACTGGAGTGTTTATCAACAAGTGTCCTAAAAAGATGTGACCGAGTTCGTGCGATATTGTAAATCGGCAACGATATGATGGTTCTGTATCACGATAGACAATTTCAAAAAAGCCATTATGAAGTATTGTTTTACCGCTTTCACTGTTTTCAAGCATATGAACATCACTTTCTTTAAATAATCTTATGCTTTCGGATTTTTTAATAATATCAGTTACCATAACAGGTAACTTGTTAATGTTAAAATCTAAAATACATTGCCAAGACGCATTTCGTGCATCTTTATATTTTCCATAATCCAAGCTTATCACCTCATAGGATATTATGTCCTATGAGGGATTTTTTTATTTATTATTTAAAGCTCTTCGTCGCTCTGAGGAGCAATATCGAATATTTCTAATTCTTTTGCCGTAACTTGTCTTTCAGTTAAAGACTTTCTGTTGTCATTAGTTCTTGCTACCTCGGCTATAGTAACGGTGTCTGAATACTTGCCACTTGCTACTAAGTCGTCTGAATATTCTAATAACTTATTTTTTCCAGTGTTATTAAGACTTTCGTAATTATGTAATAACTTTTGTTTATCATTGTCGCTCTTATCAGTGCTTGTAATAGTAATTTGGGGATTATTATAATATTCTGTTTCATCATCCAAATCATCTAATGTATATCCTAAACAATGAACAATTAATCTTACGCTTGATAAAAAAGGTTCTTTCGTTTGTCCAGCAAATAACTTATCAATAGTACTTTTAGGTATACCTGTGCATTCAGAAATTTCTTTAGAAGTTTTTTTGGATTGCTTTTTCATTTCTTTTAATCTGTCTAGCCACATTTTTTTCACCTCTGAATTTATAATATTACATTTTATTTTCGATGTCAATAAAAAATTTCCGATTTCAGCAATTTTTTTCTAAAAAGCTATTGACTTTTGCGGAAGTCGGATATATAATACAATTACCGATTGCGGAAGTCGGCAATAAATATAAGGAGGTGTTATATTATGAAAAATTTGCTTGCCGAAATGGCTAGGTATGGAGTGTCGAGATATGATATTCAAAAACTGTTAGGGTGTTCTGAAGCAACAGTAAGAAACAAACTTTCAGGAGAATCAGAGTTCACAGTACCTGAAGCTCTTAAAATCAGAAATTCATATTTTATTGGTTTTCGAGTAGAATATCTTTTCGCCAAAGATGAACAAGTGACAGCTTAGCTCATAACGGCTTTGGACACAGTGAGAGGGGGTGAGGAGAATGAACATGGAAACTCTTGCAGATATTTGGCTGTGGATACAATTTTTAGTACCGTATGTTTTTAACATACTGCTTATTGTGTATCTTTGGTATACAAACGCTCGTATGAGAAAATTGGAAAAGAAAATAGCCCCATTTGAACTACTTATCAAAAAGGGCTGTAGAATTTCAGTTATTCGTTATTCAGATAAAGAAGATTCTCCGTCAGAGGATTGACTTTCTTCTTGCAGTTGAGAAGTAATGGTTTCAAGTAAGCTAATGATTCTTTCTTGATATTCTTTATTTTTTTCTACTTGTTTATCTTCTTCAACCCAATGTTCTTCGATTTTAGTAGATATTTCATCTAATTGTTGTGATGATTGCATATCCGAAACACAACCTTGAATTATCTGAATAATTGCTAATAATGTAGCTACCAAAAAAGAAATTTTTTCAGAAGTCCAAAATTTTTCTTTTTTAGGTTCTAAGCTACTATCAATAGTGTTTATGAGTTTAACATCATCATCATCGAGTTTGATAAGGACTTCTTCATCATTTTTAATATGAACCGTTGATAATGCTTCAATTATTGGAGTTAAGTCATATCTCTGAATATCAAATGTCATACTTTTTATTGCTTCTGATGAGCGTTTAAGAAGTTCTGAACATTCATTATTATATGTTTCAGTTATTGATTGAATTGCAGATGAAACGGTTTTAGTCATTTCGCTTAATGAATTACTTGATAATATCGACTCTGAAAATTTTAAAAGAACATCTTGAAGAGGACGAAGAGATTCGTTGATGTTTTTCTGAAATTCTTTTAATGGTTCTAATTGTAAATCTTCCAAAAATAATTCACTTCACTTTCTATATATAGTTGTATAAACTGCAATTTATATACTAAATATAGTATCATAAAAGGAGAAATTTGTCAATGGACAAGGAGAATTTTGCACAGCTTTTCAAAAAAGCTCGTGAATCAAAAGGTATTACTAAATATGCTCTCGCAAAGAAAACAGGATTTACATATCGTGCAATCGTTAACTGGGAGCAAGGCAAGAACAGCATTTCACTTGAGAACGCCGACAAGCTACTAAAAGCTCTTGGCGTGGAACTTACAATAGGTTGTTTAATTAATGAAAGGAAGTGAGAATATGGAAGAAGGCAAGTTGTTTTATAACAAAAATGATGTTTGCGAAATACTTGGTGTAGCGGATAGCAAAGCTTATAAAATCATTAAGCAATTAAATGATGAGCTGGCAAGTAATGGCTACATAACCGTGAGAGGTCGTGTACCTGCTGAATATTTCGAAAAGCGTTTAGCTATCAAGAAAAGGAAAGCTGTGTCAGAAAGAACCGTAAACATTAGAAAGGAGGCAATATGAGTAAACTCAAAAACTTTTGCAAGAATATCAGTATCAAAAGCAAAAAGAAATCTGCAAAGCGAAAGACAGCAAAACTCGAAAAGCGTATGAATAAACTCGCTGAAAAAGCAGATAAAATCTGTAGAAATCGCTACGACTTTGAGATACTTGCAAACAAAATATACCAAAAGCGAGATTATCGCTTGCACATAGAAAGATTTAAACCGCACAATTACAAATTTGAGGAGGATTAAAAATGTTTGTACAAAAGAAAAATCGCCTCCAGAGCGGCAACTCTGGGGACGATACAAAAAGAAAAACATTTACTGTTAAGAGTATAGCACGCAAAGCGGAGAAAATCAAGATTGTTATTCAACAACCAGGCGAGATTTCGCAAATAATCGAGATTCCGAATACCCTCAAAGCTTTTCAACAGGCTGTTGGCGGTTGTATTGAAGTCATTAATCTTGGCAACGGACTTATTGGAGTAATCGATGAAGAAGGCAGAATTAAAGACAAAAAAGCTAACATCGATTACTACGGTAGTGATATAAGAGGCACAGTAGTCATTACAGCGGCAGACGGTGAGAGTTTTCGCAGTCTTACAACATCAGAGATACAATCAGCGAGAACATATCTCATGAAAAATTCGATAGGAGGATAAAGTTATGGAAATAAAGCTTAATTCTCTTATTCTTGAAAACTTCAAAGGAATAAGCTATTTTGAGCTAAATGTAGACGGTAAGAATGCTAGTGTTTATGGTACAAATGCAAGTGGAAAAACAACACTTGCTGACGCATATTTTTGGCTACTGTTCGGAAAAGACAGTAATGGTGCTGCAAATTTCGATATTAAAACAATCGGAACAACAGGACTTGATTATAGCGTTACTGGTACTATTGAAGTAAATGGTAAGATGCATATACTTCAAAGAATACTAAAAGAGAAGTGGGAACGAAAAAACGGTGAAACCGAGAAAAAGTTTAAAGGTAATACTACAACATACATAATTGATGGTGTTCCGGTTAAAGAAAAAGAATACAAAGCGTTTGTTGAAAGTGAGATTGTTGATGAAAAAACATATCAAATATTAACTGATCCAGATTTTTTTGCTGGAAAAATGGATTGGAAAAAACGCAGAGCACAGCTTCTTGAGTGGTTTGTTGATATATCAGACAATGATATAGTTTCCTCTCATAAAGAACTTCAGAATCTTCCTGATATTCTCGGTGATCGAACTGTAGAAAATGCTCAAAAAGCTATACAAGCAGACCGTAAAAAACTAAATGATTTGCTTAGAGCAATCCCAGAAAGAATTGACGAACAACAACGAAATATTGTTGAGATACAAACATTATCTAATGGTGATGAGCAAGAAAATCTTGATAGATTACTCAAAGAAAAGTCAGAGATCGAGGATAAAATCAGAAAAGCCGAAACGGACGAAGAGTTAAGTAAGGCAAAGTCCGAACTCGAAAAGGTTAAGCTTGAAATGAGTGTATCTAAAGCAAATTATGCTTCAGATAATATTGGTAAAGATAATGATCAGCATCAACAATTAATGAAGTTAAAGAAAGATAAATTCAAACTGCAATGCGATATTGCTGAGTGTACAGAGAGTATTGACTCAATTAATAAAAGACTTCAAAAAATTTTAGAGCAAGGGAAAAAGCTTAATAGTAAATTTATTGAAGTATCAGCTATGAAATTTTCAGGTGATACTATATGTCCATTTTGTGGACGAGCTTTGCCAGAAGATAAAATACAGTCTGCTCTTGATGAATTTAATATGAGCAAATCTAATCAACTTGAAGAAATAACAGATGAATGTGCAAAGCTTAAACTTGAGCGTTCTGAGATTAAAAAGACTTTAATTGTGCATAGTAACAATCTTGAGTCTGCAAAGTCAAAACTTTCACAAATAATCGAAAACATCGAGTTGCTCGAAAAATCACTTGCTAAACCAAAGCGTTTTGAAGATACAGAAGAATATAAGAATCTTTATGAAAAGCTGGTTGCTGCAGAGAAAAATGTAATATCAGAAGAGCAACGATTTAATGAAAGTGTTGCAGAAAAAATTATGAAAATGAAGTCTAGAATTGAAGAAATCAATCGTCAGAGTTCAGATTTAATTGCAATACTTGCAAAAGTTAGCACAATTAAGATATATGAGGACCGTATAGAGGAACTTAAAAAACAAGAAAGTGATTATGGTGTACTTCTTGCTGAAGCAGATAAAGATTTAAATCTTATTGATGAATTTATCAAAATTAAGTGTTTAGATGTTGAGAAGATGATTAATAGTCATTTTAAAGTCGTAAAATGGAAGCTTTTTAGTCTGCAAGTAAATGGTGGAATAAACGACTGTTGTGAGGCAACTGTTGATGGAGTAGATTATAGTACAAATCTTAATAGTGCTGCAAAACTTAATGCAGGTCTTGACATAATTAATACAATTTCGGATGTTACAGGTATTAATGTTCCGATATGGATTGATAATGCAGAATCGGTTGTTAGTTATATTCCAACAACTTCACAAACTATTAAGTTGACAGTATCAAAGGAATATAAAAAATTAACAATAAAGGAGTAAAAATTATGGCAAATAATAATCTTGCGAAAATTGATCAATTTAAGGGAATACTCAACTCCCAGACAATCAGAGCTCAGCTCAGAAACAGCCTTAAAGATAAAGCAGGACAATTTATGTCTTCGATGATCGACTTATATTCAGGTGATACATATCTTCAACAATGCGATCCTGAAAAAGTTGCCTTAGAATGTGTAAAGGCTGCAGCTCTTGATCTTCCACTTGTTAAATCACTTGGCTACGCTTATGTTGTTCCGTATAAAAATGTACCAACATTTACAATTGGATATAAAGGATTGATTCAGCTAGCACAGCGTACAGGACAATATCTCACAATAAATGCTGATGTGGTTTATGAAGGAGAGTTAACCAGCAGAGATAAGCTATCAGGTATGATTGAATTAAACGGTGAACGAGTTTCAGATGTAATTGTTGGCTATTTTGCATATTTTAAACTTCTGAATGGTTATGAAAAGACATTTTATATGAGTAAGGAAGAGATAACAAAATACGCAGAATATTATAGTCCTTCATATAACAGTAAATTCTCTCCTTGGCAGAAAGAATTTGATAAAATGGCTTGCAAAACAGTTCTTAGACAACTAATCAGTAAATATGGTCCTACATCAACAGAAATGCAGAAAGCTGAACTTACAGATGATAAAGGTATGACACCAAAGCAAGAAATTAAAGAGAAAGCTAATCAGCAGATGATTGATATACAGGTTGATGAAACAACAGGAGAAGTGATTGAACCCGTTGAAGAACAAGCAAAGACTTTACCTTTTGATGAATTAGATGATTGATATACATTGTTTAGGTTCTGGTAGCAGTGGGAATTCATATATGATTTATGATGGTTCGGCGGCTTTGCTTATAGAAGCAGGGCTGCCGAAAATCAAAATCATTGAAGGATATTTTAAGTATATGGATAAAATATGCGGCTGTCTCATTACCCATGAACATAAGGACCATTCAAAAAGTGCAGCAGATTTAGCGGCATATGGAATAGATTTATATGCAAGTGCTGGAACATTTAAAGGCATTACAAATATAAAGCATTTCTATAGATGCAACATTATTTCTGCTGGTAACCAATTTAGAATTGGTACCTATATAGTTATGCCTTTTGAAACAGAGCATGATTGTAATGAACCACTTGGATTTCTTATTTATTCGACTATTACGAAAGAAAAGCTGCTGTTTGCAACTGATACTTACTATATTCCGAATATTTTTAGAAATTTGAATATTATTATGGTTGAATGCAATTATTCAGAAACTCTTATGAGAGAAAGGGTAGAAAGAGGACTTCTGAACAAATCTCTTGCAAAGAGAATACAGCAGAGTCACTTTGCTCTTGAAAATGTGAAGGACTTTTTGCAGGCAAACGATTTAAGCAAAGTAACAGCTATATATCTATTGCATTTGTCTTCAGAAAATTCAGATGCATTTTTATTTAAAAATGAAATACAAAGATTAACAGGAAAACTTGTTTTAATAGCAGGCAGGTGATGTAAGAATGGCACGTCCGTTAAAGGATGGGGTTGATTATTGGAATGAGGATTGCTATTTTTACTCTAACAATAAAATAAGGCTTTTAAGGTCTGAATTTGGGGCGAACGGTATGTATATGTTGAATTACATACTGTGCGAAATATACAAAGAAGGATACTATGCGGTTTGTGATAAGGATTGGTGCGGTCTCGTGTCAGATGGTGCGGTCTGTGGCGGTTCTCCAAACTTTGTTGAAGAACTTATTAAAGGGTGTGTCAGACGTTCGTTTTTTGATAAACGGGTATTTGATACGTTCGGTGTGATAACTTCAAGAGGTATCCAGAAAAGATATATTCGTATGCTTAACAAACGAGTAGAAATACGCATGATAAAGGAATACTTCCTTTTAGATTTAAATGACCCAAATGATGTACCAACAAACGAAATGAAAGCAAAAATTGTGCTGAAATCTATTTCTGGTACCGAAAACCCTATTAATGGTACCAATAACCAAGTTAATGATAGCATTAAAACACAAAGTAAAGTAAAGGAAAGTAAAGTAAAGGAAAGTAAAGTAAAGAAAAGTAAAGTGTGTTATCGAATTCCTGCGATTAATGGAGAATTCGAGCTTACGCAGGATTTCTACAATGAACTAACACACACTTACTCAGATACAGATATTGATGGAAGCTTAAAAAAGATGATTAGCTTTCTCAATGCGAACCCAGCGAAGAAAAGATATGTTGGAAATACAAAAGCTTATATAGAGCTTTGGATTGGTACAGATGCAGAAAGAGGCGTACATTCCAAACAATATCAAGGCGGCTATGAAGCGACATATGATATTGATTCCTTTGAGAATTTAAGCTCAGCCGCACTTGACGAAGGAGGCTTCTGAAAATGACTATAAGTTTTAAAGTGATTGGGCAGCCACAGAGCAAAGCAAGACCAAGGTTTGCCAATGGTCATATCTATACTCCAAAAGGTACAAAGGTTTATGAAGCTGATGTTAAAAAGGCTTATTTAGCTGTTGCTCAAGGATATTATTTTAAAGATGGACCTGTTTCGTTAGTTATAACAGCATATCTGAAAAGGGCAAAATCAAATAGAAGAAAGTTTGCGACTACTAAGCCTGATATAGACAATATATTAAAAGCTGTTTTGGACGGGCTGAATGGTGTAGCTTTTGACGATGATAAACAAGTTGTCAATATATCAGCACATAAATTATATTGCAATAATGCAGATGATATTCCATACATAATCGTGAAACTTGATAATTTTAATTTTAAGGAGGAATCAAAGTGAAAGAACAGGAAATTAACCCTTGCCCATTTTGCAATAGCAAGGTGAATCTTGAGAATATTAATCCAGCGGATGCAGATGAGGAAATGTATATGTTTGAGTGTACCAACGATGATTGTGCCTCGTCTACTTGCTTTGGCGATTACAGTACTGACAGAGATACAGCAATCAAGAAGTGGAACAAACGTGTAAATATGATGAAAATTAAAATGACAGGTAATAACTGTACTGTTATAGATAATGTAGGTACAATAACTATTAATTAATCGTTAATCGGGGGGAAAATTAAATGTCAAAGAAAAACTATAAGAAGACTGCGTTAGAGCGTCAACAGCATGATACGGCAGTTAAAGTAAGAAAAATGACCGATGAGCAGTTATGCAACTTTCTTGATGAGATTGCAAACACAAATAAGCGTGAGGCGGTAAATGAATTTATTGTTAATATTGATGTTTCAAAAATCGTTGGCAAAATGACAGTTAATAAAATTCGCAGATTCTTTGAAAGTCAGGAGGAATAGCATTGAATTACTTTGACCTTGTACGACTTAAAAAACAGATTGAGAGTCAAAAACTTAATGTTGCAAGAGCGAAAGAAAAGGGGACAAGTATTACAATTGAGCTTGATGATATGCCGAAAGGCGGTTCCTCGTCTAATAAAATTGAAAGCTCTGTTGAACAAGCTGAAATCGAGGAAAGAAAGCTTAATTTTCTAAAAAAGAGGTTTGACAAGGAAATTAAGAATATACCGAATGAATATATGCGTAATATTATAAATTGCAGGCTGATACATAATTGGTCGTGGAATAAAATAGCTGTTATAAAGTGCAATGGATGTAAAGGTGACAGTGTGCGAAAAAGTTGCGTAAGATATAAATGGTAATTATTAAAACTTGTCCGATTTGTCCGTTTTATGTATGTTAAAATATAAACTGTGAGATGAGGGCGGAAGAGAGTGTGAAGCTACTATGCTAAGCACTCCACCGCCAACAACTTGCGTACTTCTTTCTATATGTTACGATACGCACCGCCAATGCGGTGCAATACGGCAGCTGTACAGTACAACTCAATATCCGAGTGAGAGTGAGAGTGCAAGCCTCTAAGCTGCCACCAGTAACTTTGTTGTAGCTATCCGGATAGCTTAGCGTGCATAAGACGATGACAACGACACCCTTATGCCATAATCGCAGATGTACAGCACTTAACCTCAGAGGCTTACTGCGATAGAGGTGACCGCATGAGAGTATGCCGCCCGTCAGAGCGTTATCTGACCCACATACGAGTTGCGTTTTTGTACCTCTTTAGTTATTTGCATGAGAGCCGTCCAATAGGGCGGCTTTTGTGTTTATTTAAGAAAAGTCTTAGAAAGGCGGTGTTATCGTGAGAGATAAATTAAATGCAAGACAGAAGAAATTTGCCGAATATTATGCACAAAGCGGTAACGCCGCTGAGAGTGCTGTTAAGGCAGGATATTCCGCAAAATATGCTAATACCAATGCTTCAAAATTACTACAAAATACTACAATCGCAAATTATATCAAAGAGCTTTCAGAAAAGCTTAAAGACGAACGCATAATGACCGCAAAAGATAGGCAAGTGCTTTTGTCGGATATTGCAAGAGATGACGAAAACGAACCTAACGACCGCATAAAGGCAGTTGATACGCTTAATAAAATGACGGGAGAATATACTGTCAAGGTTGACGCAAAGGTTGAACAGTCGGAAAAACTTGCTGATGTTTTTAAACAGTTAGGCGGTGAGGGCTTGAGTGAGTAGCTTTCCTTTGTCGCAGAAATACATTGACTTTATCAATTCAACTAAGAATGCTACAGCGGATTTTCTTGAAGGAACTACTGCTTCTGGAAAGACAACAGTCGGTGCTGGTGTTAAGTTTATGCGTATGGTGTCAGCAAGCCGTAAGAAGCTTCATGTCATAGCCGCAAAGACAACAGGTAAAGCCGAAGAAACTATCATTCAGCAGGATAACGGAATACTCGACCTGCACCGTAATGCTCGCTATTATGGCAATGGTGATAAAGATTATAAGCTTCCGCACATCAAGTTTGAAGGCAAGATAATTTATGTTTTAGGCTATGACAATAAAGATAAATGGGAAATGGTCCTCGGTGCTCAGTTCGGCTGTGTGTACATTGATGAGATTAACACCGCAGATATTGAGTTTGTGCGAGAAATGTCAACAAGAAATGATTATTTAATTGCGACACTTAATCCAGACGACCCCAATCTACCGGTTTATAAAGAGTTTATTAACCGTTCCCGACCATATCAAAAATATGCTAAAGATGTTCCGCCTGAGATTATGGCAGAGCTTATCGAAGAACCCGTACCGAATTGGCGGTATTGGTTCTTTTCTTTTAGGGATAATTTGTCATTGACTGATGAGGATATACAACGAAAAATACTTGCCGCTCCGAAAGGCACAAAGCTTTATAAAAATAAAATTCTTGGCTTGAGAGGCAGAGCGACAGGACTTGTATTCAGCAATTTTGATAGGCAAAGGCACATTAAATCAAAGGAATGGGCAAAGCAACAAACCTTCACACAGTATTCCGCAGGACTTGATACAGCATATTCGCAGAAGTCGCCCGACACTATCGCAATGAGCTTTATAGGCGTTACGAAGAATGGTGTTTGTGTGCTGCTTGATGAGCGAGTATATAATAACGCCGAACTTCAAACTCCGATTGCTCCGAGCGATACGGTTCGTAATTTTATAGATTTCCTCGACCGAAATTCAAAAGAATGGGGACTTGCTCGAAATGCATTTATCGACAATGCAGACCAAGCCACCATAACAGAGCTTAACAAGTACAAAAGGTCGCACGGCTGTATATACACATTCACTAATGCATGGAAGAAAACAACAATTATTGACCGTATCAATTTACAGCTCGGTTGGTTCGCTGAGAACTGTTTCTTTGTGCTTGAACACTGTAAAAACTATATAAACGAACTTGAGATTTATAGCTGGCAGGAGGATAAGGACAATACTCCCGAAGATAAAAACGACCATATGATAAATAGCGTGCAGTACGCTTGGCTGCCGTATAAGAAAAAGATAGGAAGTGAGATAAATGGGGCTGATTAACAACGTGAGAGATAAGTTGAGAAGTTTTTTGAGGATAGAACCGCCTCAGCAAAGCACGATTACGATACAACAAAACCTTGATTATTACGCCAATGCTGCTAAAAATCGCATATGGTATCGAGGCAATAGTTATGAGCTATCACAGCTTTATAATCAGCTTGATGTATCGCCAACAATCTTCTGGAAAGCAAGCTGCACAAAGGGAATGGAAATTCGCAAGATACATACAGGTTTGCCAAAACTGATAGTTGATACACTGTCGAATATTATCATCAATGATTTTAATGGTGTTGATTTTATCAATAGCGACACTCAAAAGGAAATTTGGGATAATACATATAAAGCCAATAAGGGCGATAAGCTATTGCATAAATGTATCAAAGATATGCTTGTTGTTGGTGACGGTGCTTTCAAGATTACCTTTGATGAAAGCATAGACGAGGTATATCCGATTATTGAGTTTTATCCTGGTGAAAATGTCGAATATACAAGAGTTCGAGGACGAATCACAGAGGTTATATTCGTTACAGAGTATATAGACAACAAAGAAAAATACACGCTCAAAGAGCATTATGGTTACGGTTATATAAAATACCGTCTGTATAGAGAAAATGGCGATGAGATACCGCCTAATTCAATAGAACAAACGAAATGGATTGACGGCAAGGGCGTTACCTTTGATGAAAGCGTAATGCTTGCGGTACCTTGTATATTCGGCGACAGTGAACAGTATAAGGGCAGAGGCGGCAATATATTTGACGGTAAGACAGATGATTTCGACGCACTCGACGAAGCGTGGTCGCAGTGGATGGACGCACTCAGGGCGGCTCGTTCAAAGAGCTATATACCGGAATGTCTGTTACCTCGAAATCCTGATACTGGTATGATTATTAAACCTAATGCCTTTGATAACAGATATATTTCAACAAATAACGATATGTCTGAAACAGGCTGTAATAAAATCACTCTCGACCAGCCTAATATCCCACATGAAAGCTACCTGCAAACATACATAACCGCCCTTGACTTATGCTTGCAAGGTATAATTTCACCGTCAACGCTCGGCATTGATGTCAAAAAGATGGACAATGCCGAAGCACAGAGAGAGAAAGAAAAAACTACCCTATATACCAGAGGAAACCTTGTACAGCTTGTGGAAGAATTTATGCCGGAGCTTGTAAAAGCTGTTATCTGTGGTTATCAGATATGGCATGAGCTTGATATTATTCCTCCGACTGTTGCTATAAACTTTGGCGAATATGCTAACCCAAGCTTTGAGGCAGTCGTTGAAACAGTAACAAAGGCAAAGCAAGGCGGTATTATGAGTACTGAAAGCTGTGTTGAGGAGCTTTATGGTGACAGCAAAGATTCTGAATGGAAAGAACAGGAAGTCGCAAGGCTGAAAGCTGAACAGGGCGTGCAGAATATGGATAGCTCGTCTATGGCTGATGATTTGGAGATTTAAAAAAATGTCTGATTACGATATTGGTAAGGCTTTTGAAAAAATCGAAAATGAGCTTATAGCCTCAATGATTAGGAATTTAAGCCGCCATAGAGCCGAAGAATCAAAGCTCGGCATAGAATGGTCACAATGGCAGGTAGAACAGCTCAAGGCACTTGAGGTCTATAAGCGGAAGAATAGCAAGAGATTTACAGTGCAGTATAATTCGATAAATGAGCATATCCGCAGAGCCTTGAATGATTCCTATAACGACGGTGGTACTAAGCAGGAACGACAGATTTTACAGGCTATAAAGCGTGGTTTCAAAGGCAAAGGCAAAAACAAGCCAGCATTTACTGGTGTGGCTGAAACAACAGGAGAGTTTTTCAAGACGAACGAAAGAAAGCTTAATTCTTTGATTAAAGCAACTACTCACGATATGAAAAAGGCTGAAATTGCCGTTCTGCGAATGGCTAATGACCAATACCGCAAGATTATATTCAATGCTCAGGTTATGGCAAATACTGGTGCGGGAACTTATGCAAAAGCTGTTGATATGGCGACAAAGGACTTTCTTTCAGCTGGTATCAACTGCATACAGTACCGAAACGGTAGGCGAGTAAATATCAAGTCCTATGCAGAAATGGCACTGCGGACGGCGAATAAAAGAGCATATCTTCAAGGCGAGGGGGCTAAGCGACAGGAATGGGGAATATATACTGTCATTCTTAACAAGCGTGGAAACCCTTGTCCGTTGTGTGCTCCTTTCGTTGGCAGAGTGTTCATTGATGATGTGTGGAGTGGAGGACCCAAGAACGGCATATCTCCCGTTACAGGCATTAAATATCCGCTTTTGTCAGAGGCTATTAAAAAGGGCTTGTATCACCCGAATTGCAGGGACGCACACACTACATATTTTGAGGGCATAAGCACACCGCCCGAAAACAGCCGATACACCGCTGATGAGCTTGACGAACTTGCGGAGAGATATAACAACGCCCAGAAGCAAAACTACGCTCAGAACGAAGCTGAGCGAATGGAGCGTATGTCTAAGTTTTTTCTCGATAAAGATAATAAAAGAGCTTATAGTGCAAGAGCTGAACAGTGGAGGGAAAAGGCGGATAGTTTTTCTATTTCTAAACTTTCCGATAATGATAAAGCACAATACTATAAACCTATAACCGAAACAAAAGAAATCGAAAGGTTTATAAGAAAAGATAAAGAGATAACTTTGCATAAGACTACATCAGCAAATGATATTTATTTATCTGAGAGAGTAAAAATCAAGCGAAAAGCGTTCCATAAATTTGATACAAATATCAGCGAAGTTTATAGACTGTTAGGCGAAATAGATTCCGTAAATAGACCTAAGATTTATGTAATATCGCCTGATGAGATGACTTCAAATGCAGTAGCTTCATATCAGCCTATTGAAAATATTCTTAATATAAATTCTGTGTTATTTAATACAGATAGTTTAAAAGAATTGCAAAAAGATTTCGCTTGTCCAGATAGCGAAATAAGTACAATTCTGCACGAACTTATACACTGGCGAGATGCATATGAGTATAAAAGAAAATTTGGTGAGATTACAGATTTTGGCAAATATATTGAATATTTGAATAAAAAGTTTGTTCCAAAGCTTGAAAAATTACACAAGAAAGGATATAATATAGAAAATATAAGTAAATATGCAACTGACCAATTAAAAAAACATAGGTACGATGAAACATACACAGAATATAGAGTAAAGAATTTATTAAAATAGGGGTGTTTTTTCATGAGGCTTATTTATTCTGACCGAGTAAAACAATTAAGTGAACTTCTTGAACCTTATTGGGAATGGGATGGTATATACTGCCGAATAAGAGAAGATGCTCCTGAAGAAATTAAGCAAGCAGAAAAAGAATGGAGAGAACTTGAAGAAAAAGAGTATCACGATGCTTTGGCAGCAGATGGCTTAATTTAACCGCTCCTTGAGGGCGGTTTTTCTATGCCCAAAAGTAGGTGATTTATTTGTTTGAATTTTATTTAGGCTTAAAGATAACAGGAATGATTATATCAGCTTTATTATTGCTTGTTTTAGCAGTAATCGGATTAATACAGCATTTTAAGCACTAACGAAAGCAGGTGAAACAATGGATTTTCGAGAATTTATAGAAGAGAGATTTATTAAAAGAAACTAAGCACTCTGAAAAGGGTGCTTTTTTTATGCCCAAAACTCTGACGGCATTAAAAGCTGAGGAATAAGCCGACGGGCATAAAACGGAGGAGAATATTATGTCAGAACAGCAGGAAACACAACAGACTGCTAACGCTCAGCAGAATAATAAGGGCGGAGAGGGCAACGCTGCCAAAGGCGGAACACAAACAACTTATACACAGGAACAGCTCGACAGTATGGTACAGGCGAGAGAACAGAGAGCAAGCAATGCCGCCTTAAAGTCATACTTTGCACAGCAGGGAATGACCGAGGAGGAAATAACACAGGCGATAAACACCTATAAAACAAATAGGGAAAAGAATAAGCCTGATGTTAGTGCTATGCAGGCTCAAATCGAGCAGTACAAGCAGTCAGAGCTGACCGCAAGACTTAATCAGCAAGCAACGCTTACTGCTTTCAAGCTTGGTATTTCAGCCGATACGGTACCGTATATTTTAAAATTGGCTGATTTTTCGGGCGTTACTGATGAAAGCGGTAAAATTGATGACGAAAAGCTGAAATCAGCTGTAAGCAAGGTCCTTGAAGATGTTCCTCAGCTTAAAGGCGAAACATCAAAGGGCGGTTTTCAAAAAATCGGTGCTGACGGCGATAACAGCGAAGACAAAGAAAAACAGAACGCTATGCTTAGAAAAGCATTCGGGCTTAAAAATTAAGAAAGGTAGGAAATTTTATGAATAATATTGAATTATCAACAGTATATCTTCCATTGCTTGACGAGGTTTATAAGGAAGCAAGTAAAACTTCAATCCTTGAGGGCGATGAGGTGACAGTAAAAAAGGGCAGTAATGGCGAAATAAAGATTGCTAAGCTTGATATGGACGGACTTGGCGATTTCAGCCGCAACGATGGCTATACAAAGGGCTCTACATCTTTTGTGTGGGAAACAATTAAATATGACCAGGAGCGTTCTCAGGATTTGAGAATCGACCGACTTGATAACGATGAGGCTCTCGAAACCCCATTTGCAAAGCTTTCAGGCGAATTTATCCGTACTAAGGTTGTACCTGAAACAGATGCCGCACGAATTGCAAAGATTTGCAGCACAGAGGGTATTACAACAAAGGCTGAAAAGCTTTCGAATGGTTCGGAAGTTGTCAGTGCTTTGCGTGCTTGCTCAAACGCAATGGACGAAGCAGAAGTACCGACAGAAAGTCGTATACTCTTCATCACTCCGACACTCAGAACAAGTATTGACGACCTTGATACAACTCAGTCAAGGGCAGTTCTTTCTAAGTTTTCGAGCATAATCGAAGTACCTCAGACAAGAATGTATACTGCAATAACTCTTAATGACGGTACTACAAATTACGGCTTTAAGAAATCCGAAGGTCAGTATGTAAAGACTAAAGACACTGATGTTGTGAAGAACAAGAAGTATTACACTGAAAGTGGCGGCGTTTATTCTGAGGTTTCCTCTCCTGCAAAATCCTCTTTGAATACATATTATGAGCTTATTGGTGTGGGTAAAAATGTAAACTTCCTCTGCGTTGAAAAGTCTGCAGCGGTTTGTGCTATCGACCAG